CCACCCTTGACCTTTTGGGTCAGAATGGTTGTTGTATAATGAGTTTGGTGGCCTATACAACATTTTGGTTCTGGTTTAAGCCCCAGTTCCGGCTTTGTTTGTTTGGCTTTTGCCTTTCTTTGTTATTTGGTTGGCCCACTTTCGTGGTTTGGTTTGGACAATTTCTCGCTTTTGGCTCATCTACTTATGTTTGGAACTTGGCCTGTTTGAGGTAGTACCTCATCTGGCAAGGAACACAATGTTTTGAATACCTCTTGTGTGCTGATATTGTGTACCACAGGGTTCCTGGTTGATCCAGCCCTTGTGGTGTTTGCAAGATTCACCTTTAAAACAAGCTCTCCTATGGTTTACCGACATAAGGCATTGCCCCTTAGATGAGGGTGGACTTTTATCTACCACTTTACTCAAAGTTTCGACACTTTGATTCCGGTGGATTATTTGATAAAGGTAAACGGGTTGTTTATGAATATGAAAACACAAAACTTTGACCCCTCTTGGATCCCCTCTTTACACTTTGTTGTTAAGAGAAGGCGCACCTTTGGAAGAAGGAAGCGCACCCGTCATCGGCCCACTAAATGGTCTGCTAGTCCATATATTTCACCTTTATGGACTGTCAGACCCCTAGCATTGACCTTAACTGCTAGGATTGTGGTTTGGATCAGAGAATTTGATATTGAATTTGATGATCTTCCCCTTATTATACGAGATGAGATAGAAAGACTCGTGTATGTTCGAGGGGTTTTTGACAAGACTTTTTGGAAAGCACAGTCTTATCATTTAAGCCAAAAGACCTTAAATGCTTTGGTTCATGCACTTAAGGGTAATATACAAATTGATGCTGAATTATTGCAACGTCTTTTTGTCTTTTTGTTTTGGTTGAGTAATTTATTGCCTGGTATTACTTTAACTGGGTTAGGGTCTCTTATTTATTTTGTTTCAATGTTTATTTATTTCATTAATAGAGCCTTAGCCTTTTGTATACCACAATTCTTTTTAGCTTCAAATTTGTCCTTTATTGTTCGTTCTTTCAATTTTGGCTGCCCTGATTTTGGAGAATCTTCTTTGGGCATAAAAGTTTTTGTCATTATTTTGAAAGGGATTATGTGGACAGGTAATTTACGATTCTTTAAAAGGAACTTAAGGTATTGTGGTCATCCTGTTCCTTCTAAAATTTTAAAATTTTTAAATGATATTGTTATAATAATTGTAAGGACATTTTCTTATATTGTTTTAATCTTAATTATATTTTATCCTTTTTCATTTTTGGTTTGGTCAAAATTTTTAGTGCTTTTGTTAATTCTAATGGGCATGATTCACCTTTGGTGGGTTTTGATTTTACTTATTTTGTTAGAATTTATCTTTTTATATTATATGATGTATCTTCTCTTTTCAATTAATGTCATTCTAGAATATGTTAGTGCTAGTATTGCCAGATCCACAGCAAGTTATGAACAAATTTTATTTGTTTTAACTTTGTTAGAAATCAAGCATTATCTTTGCTTGATTATTTATGAACCTGACAACCTAGTATTGACTCTTGTTAATTCTAGTTTTGTATTTAATTTGAAATCTTCAATGTATAATATTATTTTAAAATTTGTTAAAGTTACACTTAAACCTTTATTAATGATTACAAGATTATTGGCAAAGCCTTTTGTCTTTATTTTAAAATCATTTAATTTTTCCTATAAGAATGAGGCCTTTTTGGCAATGCAAATTAGAGCTATTCTTTGGTATTTACCTAAATGGCTTGAGAATTTAATTATTTTACCTTATCTTACTATAGCACATATTTTATATACATGGGCTTTCGATATGGAACCTGAACTAGATCATTATAAAACCTATATATATTACAGGTTTTTACCAATCCGTTTTCTAATTGCTTTTGTCTCATTCTTTTTGGTCATTTTGTATGAAATATTTTGGACTCCTTTGATAATAATGTTTGTTTTAATTATATTACCTGTTTGTTTTGTATTTTCTTATTTAGTAATTGGTGTTTATTATGGTTCAAATTCTTTTATGGTCTTTTATTGTTTATCTTATTTTATTATAAGTTTAATTAAAGATTTGTTTTTTGGTTTAGATGTCACCTTCTTTATAAATGTTTATTATCATTTTCGTTTCTATTTTGCTACTTATTTCCCAGATTCAATTGCTCTCTGGGTTTTAAATAGTATTGCTTTAGGGTATGATTTGTGTGATAAAGAATTTGTATTACATTATAAAGATGAGAATGGTATTTTAAAGACCTTTTCTAAAAGAATAGACATACCTGTAGAAGGAAATTCTGCGTCTTTAGCTCTTGCAACTTTCCTATCACGATATGATAGAATATTCCAAGATGTCATTATTTTAGGAATTTTTGTTATATTAATTCTATATATTCTATTTGAGTTTATAAAATTTCTTTTCAAAATTCCCTTAAGGCTTATTAGGTTTTCTTTTAAGCTCTTGTTGGTTTTAATAATTCCTTTTATGATACCTAATAACCTTATTGCCTTTTCCCTTGGGACCTTTTATCACAACTGGTTGATGGTTAAGTCTTTTGTTCAAAATGATGACCAAATTCCACACCTTTACAATGATTTTATAACTCTTTTGAAAATGGGTGGGATTTCTATCTGGTTTGGGGTTGATTATTTTGAGGAGCAACCAGAAATGAATAAAAGAAATTTATCTCGGGTATATAAACAAACTTGGGTTTCAACTACTCGTAGTTCAATTCGAAAGTTTGTTAATGTTTTAAATGATTTACGTCTACCAGAATTTGTTCAAGCCCAATATAAAAGTCCTACTATAGAGTCTGTTAGGGCTTCATATGTGGTACTTAAGGACATGGGTTATCCAGTTGACCAAGGTTTTATTGATTCAATTCGAGCCCCAAATGATAGTGATTATCTATCTGATTGGGCTTCTTTTAAATCATGGTTAATGGGTAAAACAGACTTTAAAACTGGTTTTGTAAAATTTAAAGTCAAGTATTCTGAAGAATTACGTGATTTTGGATTTCCTGATATAGCTGGTGCCATTCATACATCTACATTTACTGGTATTCCTGAGGAAATCAGAGCTACTTCTAGGTATTGGACTGATATACCAAATCTTAAATTTGGCAGTCAAGAATATAAAGATTTAGTAGATGATTCTTGGGATGCCATTAAAAGTCAATATGGCAATTCTAAATTAGCTTCTCCATCGTTAATCTATAAGTATTGGGTTAAAAAGTATAATTTTGGTTTTGGTTTTAGACATATTGTAAGAAATCGATGGAAACAGCTTCGCCGTAGACAAGTTATAGAAGTGATGGGTGGTAAAACAAAGTTTCTACAGAAATGGAGAGAGTTGTTTAGAATTTCTCCTTTATTACATAGTGTTGCACCTGTCTTTACTAAGATGGAAACCTTGAAATTGTCTAAAGCTATTAGTAGATCAGTGCGCACAGTTGTTGGCTCTGCTTTCACCCATCATGTAATGTCATCCATCTTTAATTATAAACCCAATCATAATTATAAGATTTGGGATACTCCTATGAAAGTGGGTATGCCCATTAATGGTTTAGCTTTTAATAAACTTTGGTTATCATTTGCCAAACATGACAATGTTTGGGCAGGTGATATGTCTCAATTTGACTCTTCTTTGCCCCCTCCTCTTATTCGTTTAATAGCAGATTTGAGGAAGAAGGGCTTTGAGAGTCATGCTGATTACCATTCTTTATGTCAGCTAATAGATTTATCTTATGAAAATTTAATTACACAACCTATGGGTTTTAAAGCATTTGGTGACTTAGCTTTTAAACATAAGGGATTTTCTACTGGTCATTCTGCGACCACTCCTGATAATTCAATAGCCCTAGTTGTTGTCTATTTGTATGCTTGGCGTCATATTACAGGTTTACGTGCTCGTGAGTTTTTCAATTTTAATACATTGGCAAATTTTGGTGATGACCATATTTTAGCATATGACAATGTATTTGGTTGGTCTCCTGAAAAAGCTTCTCTTGCTATGCGTGAGCTTGGAGTTATAATGCGTGATGAAGGGCTAGGTGAACGTGTTCTTGTTAACCGTCACTCTCCTAATCATGGATATGATTCCAATATTCAGTTCTTAAGTAAAAAGGCCTTACATTTAAGTGGTTCTGTTTTAGCTGATATTAAAACAGCTGGTATTACAGCTCACTTATCTTATGGCACTTGTCATGATAAAGAAAAGCTTATACGGAAGATAAAAGGGCAGGTAGATGGTAATAAAGATGCTTTATATCGTTATAAGAGATTAGTAAGTTATACATATTTATGTGCACATCATAAAGATGTACATGCTTCTTTATGTGGAGCATTAGGTATACTTAAATCTACTAATAAATATGTTTGGGAGCGAGCAAATGTAAAATTAGAACCTATACCATCTTATGAGGAAGTACTTAGAAAGTGGTATAGTGGTTCAACTGATATTAGGCTTAATAAATTAGATGATCATGAACTTGAAGAGGATGAAATGTTGATATATTTAACTAATCCGAGTGTTATTGATTATCTTGTTCGTTGGTGGTCTGATATCCCGACATTATTATCTCCTAGATATGTTAATAGTAGGTGGGCTGATTGGATCCAATACAAGGCTGCTAATCATTTATCTTGGCCTTCAAAGTTTATTTCTTATTCTAATGGTGTGAATTCTGATGCAGCTATGGCTGTTGAGCTATTATCTAGGACCTCTTATAATTTTCTTAGATCACCTGCAATTAAACCTTCACTTGATGATGCTAATATCACTACACTTTATGTTCGTCACTATTTGTATATGTTATATGCTTATTTATTTA